TGGTTAAGGTATGCAATAATTTTAAAAATTATTGGAATAATATTATGATCATTGGCGTATGCGGGTTTATTGGTTCTGGCAAGGACACTATTGCAGACTACCTAGTAGGATTTCACGGTTATCGTAGGGACAGCTTTGCCGGCACACTTAAAGATGCTGTAGCGGCTGTATTTGGCTGGGATCGCGAACTATTAGAAGGTCGTACTCCCGAAGCACGTGCTTGGCGAGAACAAGTAGACACCTGGTGGGCTAACCGTTTAGGGATGCCTACACTAACCCCACGTTGGGTATTACAATACTGGGGTACAGAAGTATGCCGCAAAGGTTTTCACGACGATGTTTGGATTGCGGCCTTAGAAGCACGTTTGTCCCGTCGTAGCGATAATACTGTTATTAGCGATGTTAGATTCCCTAACGAAATTCAGGCAATACGTAAACAAGGTGGTAAAATTGTCTGGGTTAAACGTGGTGTATTGCCTAACTGGTACGATGTAGCACTAGTAGCTAATCAAAATCCGCGACCTAATATTAGCTCAGAGATACTAGCCGACAGAGGCATTCATATTTCTGAAACAGCTTGGGTGGGTACTAAGTTTGACTACGAAATTGAAAACAACGGAACTATCGAAGAGTTGTACGCTAATATTAAAAATCTGGTACAATAGGAGCAGGCTTCCACGATACGCGAGTTTTATAGACTTCTTGTGTGCAGTTTAAACAAATTGTTTTGAGATTAAATTCGTTATTATTCTTTAAGTTTCCGTCGACATAAAATACATTACTTTGCTCTGGTAACTTGAACTTAAACCCGCACTTTTCACAGGCGGGTTTTTTCTTATAACCGCTTCGAGACCACTCGGGCGGTTTTTGCTTTGCACGTAGTCCTTTGCGTGAGCAGTGATCGCAGACTTTTCTGTAATAAATCTTATTGCCGTTGTAACAATTAATTGCTACCGGCCTGCTATTGCACACTGGGCATAATGGTCTCATACAGTATTTAGTAGCAAAACCTTAATCAAGGGCAGTATAACCACCATATTTTATACCTTTATTATAAATAACTATAACAACATGATTTTAAAGGAATATAAACCATGGCACTAGTATCTCCAGGAATTTCGATTTCCATCAATGATCAGAGTCAATACGTTAACGCAAACGTAGGCTCTGTACCGCTAGTACTTTTAGCAACAGCACAAGATAAAACCTACAACGGATTGCCAGCTTCTGGCACAAGTAAAGCAAATGCTGGCAAGCTACTATCGTTTAGTAGCCAGCGTGATTTAATTACACAAATGGGCACACCGACATTCCAAATTGGAGCTTCTGGTACACCTGTTAACGGTAGTGAAATTAATGAATACGGTCTATTAGCAGCATATAGTGCTTTAGGTTTAAGCAATCAAGTATATGCAATCCGCGCAGATGTTGACCTAGCACAATTAACTGGAACAAGCGTTCGCCCAGTGGATGCACCGGCAGACGGAACATATTGGTTAGATACCGTAAACACTAACTGGGGATTATCGTATTCAAATTCTTCTCTTGCTGAATTTGTTAATATTGCTCCACACGTTATTACAGATCCAACACAAGTAGCTAACGATAATACATATTCATACAATGTACCAACTCCTATTAGCTCATTTGGAAATGTTGGTGATTATGCATTAGTAATGATCAATACAGACGGTACTACACCAACTACCATTCGTTTATTTTATAAAGCAGGTACAAACAGTTACAAAACAGGATCAAATAACTACAATTTAAATAATATTTGGGTTGAAGTTGGTTCTACTCCTTGGCAACAATCTGTTCCTGTAGCAGTAGGAACAGTTTTAAACCCAACGATTGCAACTAGTAGCACTCTTACAATTAACGGTGTTGTAGTAACTTCAGACGCATCGGTTACAACTTTAAGCGGTGCAAGTGGTCTTGTTGCTAAAATTAACACAGCTAATTCGGGTAGCAATATCCCTGGTGTTTATGCAAGTATTAGTCCGTCTGGTGCATTACAATTATTTGTTACTAGTGCTGCTAAGAGTACAGGCCTTTCTGGAGCTGTTGATGGCAAACTAGTGTTAGTAGACGGAACACATAATCCTTTATATACTGCCGGAATTGTTACATCATATCCGAGCGCAACACTAAAAGGGTATTGTCCTATCTTGTTCTACGGTAACTATGCTCAAGAGCCAGTTACAGCTGACTCATTGCAACTTGGTTGGTTCCCATATGGAACTAATCCAGGTCTACCAACTGGTAGCGTATGGTGGAAAACAACAGCCACTGGTGGCGGATTTAGCCCGGTAATTAAACAATATAGTGCATCCACCGGTACATTTACTGCATTAACTGCACCGATGTATTACGGAAGAGGTTCAGCCGTATACGGAATGGATCCGACCGGTGGCGGCGCCAATATTGTAAATGGCGAGTTATTTGCTTCGTTTTTTGTTTATGACACAACATCAAACAATTTAACATTCTTTGCACACAACAACACAAATATTACTACTGCAACAGGCGGAACACCGGCAGCAACATTTACTGGTTCTAGTCAGTTCCTGCTTGGATCAACTGCTCCTGGTAGTTCGGCATTTGGCGATACTACTATTACATTGCCAAGCACAGGTAGCGGCGCAGGCAATGCAGTTATAGCTAAAGATATTGTAACAGCTATTTTAGCAGCTAATATTCCTTATATTACTTCTTCGTTAACTAGCACCGGAAATATTACTATTACCCATACTTCGGGCGGTGAAATTACATTAGTAGAGATTACTAGCGGTATAGTAACAGCAATGGGATTTGGAGCTAGTTCCGGCGGAACAGGTTACAGCTTTATACCGGCTGCAAGTAATAGCACCGGCGCCAACGAAGCGGTCATCAGCGGATTTACTAATATTACTAACGTTACTGAATATCAAGTAAATCAACCATACAGTAGTCCTGCTACAGGAACTTATTGGTACTATAGCAACCCATCAGATGTAGATATTATGATTAATACTGGATCTGGTTGGGCCGGATATTTAAATGGTGGTATTGATGTACGTGGATTTAATTTAGCATCAACCAGTGTATCTGGTGTTATAATTTCTCCAGTTGCCCCAACTAGCGAACCATCTGGTGCAAGTTTAGCAGCAGGTGATTTATGGCTTAACAGCAGTGATTTGATTAACTATCCTAACTTAAGCCGTTGGAACGGTACTGCGTGGGTAGCAATTGATAATACTGATCAGGTTTCAAGTGCAGGTATTATCTTTGCCGATGCACGTTGGGATACTACAGGTACTACAGACGTTATTAGTGGCACATTGCCAACTATTACATCGTTATTGACCAGCAACTACATTGACTTAGATGCTCCGGATTATCGTTTATATCCACGTGGTATGTTATTGTGGAACACACGTCGTTCAGGATACAATGTTAAGAAATTTGTAAGCAATTATTTTAATTCTACAAGTTTCCCGCCAGCAAGTGTAAGCAATAACCCTGCTAACTATCCTACTGCAACCCCAGTAGTAACTAATGCTTGGGTAACAGCTAGTGGTCTAAACAATAACGGTACTATGAACGCTGGGTCTGCTGCCCAACGTGCAATAGTTACTGCTGCAATGAAGAGTGCAATTGACAGCAACTTAGATGTTCTAAGTCCAAACTTCCAGTTTAATCTAATGTGTGCACCTGGATATCCGGAGTTAATTTCTAATATGATTACTCTAAATGATAACCGTGGTGATACTGCATTTATTATTGGTGATACCCCGATGGATCTAGCACCAAATACAGTTGATATTACTGATTGGGTTAACAATACATCTGGTATAGGCCTAGAATCTGATGCTAGCACAAATGCTTACTTGGCATTGTACTACCCAGCCGGTCAAACAAACGACTTAGCAGGCAATACAGTTGTAGTTCCGGCTAGCCACGCAGTATTGCGTACCTTCTTGTACAACGACCAAGTTAGTTATCCTTGGTTTGCACCAGCCGGAGTTAACCGTGGTGTAATTAGCAATCTAAGTGATATCGGTTATGTTGATAGTACCTCTGGATATTTTGTACACAATGGTATTAGCCAAGGTTTGCGCGATGCACTGTTTACGTTGAACATTAACCCAATTACACAATTACCGGGTTCTGGTTTAGTGGTATTTGGTCAGTTAACACGTAGTGGTACAACTACAGCACGTGATCGTGTAAATGTAGTACGTCTAGAAAACTACTTACGTACAATCTTTAACAGCATTGCTAACGGCTACCTATTTGAACCAAACGATGCGGTAACACGCAAGACAATAGCAAGTCAGATCGAAGGTGCGTTGAATAATATCTTAGCACACCGCGGATTATACGACTACTTGGTTATTTGTGACACCAGTAATAATACTGCTGCAACAATCGCTAATAACCAGTTGTATGTAGACGTTGCTATCGAACCAATGCGTGATGTGGAATTTATTTACATTCCAATCGCAATTTACAATCCTGGCTCAATTGCTAAGTTGAACGCAACATCGACCTAAACGGATAAATAAGAGTAACAGGAGAATAATATGCCAGTAGCAAGTTTAAGTAATTTTACAGTACCATTAAATAACAGCCAAAGCGCATCGACGCAAGGTTTGTTAATGCCGAAGTTAAAATATCGCTTCCGTGCGACATTTGTAAACTTTGGTGTAAGTACTCCTACTACAGAACTAACAAAGCAGGTAGTTGATATTAAACGTCCTAACGTTAACTTTAATCAGATTACCCTTGATGTTTACAACAGTAAAATCTTTTTACAAGGCAAGCCTGAGTGGGATCCAACAACAATTAACTTACGTGACGACTCAACTGGTGCCGTAAGTAAATTAGTTGGCGAACAAGTTCAGAAGCAATACGATTTCTTAGAACAAGCTAGTGCACCGAGTGGTATTGATTATAAGTTCCAATTACTATTTGAAATGTTAGATGGTGGTAATGGTACTACACAAGTAAACGTTTTAGAAGCTTGGGAACTAGATGGTTGTTTCTTAAGTCAAGTTGATTGGGGCGATATGGCTTATAGCAGTAATGATCCTGTACAGATCGCATTAACAATTAAATTTGATAACGCAATTCAAACAGTCGGTG